AATACCGCTTGTTCATGGCGAACTTCACGTTGTCGCTGCGCTGGTTGGCGATTTCGTTGATTTCAGCCTGGGTGTCTTTTGAGATGCCAGCCAAGCCCGCGGGGTAGGTCTTGTGGGTTTCCAGAATCGAGAAACCCATGACGAATGGCCGCTTGCCGTGGAAGTACATTTTCTCCAACGGCACAGGGTCGGTCAGCATGTGCTCGGTGCCAAGCGTGTAATAAACCACGTCAGAGCCGTCCACGTCCATGATGTTCATGTGAACCCAAACCACCGCGAAGTTTTTGATGGCCTGGCTCTGGTCTTTGCTGTCCGTGCGCCCGCGCTCCCGTGTCTGCCGGGTGCTGTCGCTGGACTTGTTCATGGCCGCAAGAATCTGCGCATCGGGCACCTTTTTCCACTTGGGCTGGTTGGTGCGGGTGTCCACCGTGTTCATTTTGGCTTTCACGTCCTTGACGAACATGGGAATCATCCAAATGACATACGGGCTGGTGTTGATGGGGTTGCTCCAGTCTGAGCCGGGGTCAATCCGCAGGTTTTCCAGCGGCAACAGGGTGATGACTGGCTTGTCGATTTTCTTTTTCCGGTCGTACATCCAATCCTGGTGACTCACGCAAACGCCCACGGTCTGGGCATCTTGGTAAGCCCCAATCACCGTCAGGAACCATGGAATCGACTTCTTGAGCCGGTAGTTCATCAACTCCAGCATGACCGCGGCGCTGGCCTGGTTGACCTTGTTCGATGGGTCTTGCGGCGTGATGGCCACCACGTCATTGGTCGAGAACAGAGCCTCGGCGGCAATTGCCTCGTTCTTGCGAATCGCCGTCCTGGTTTTTGGCCGGAAAATGCGCGACTTTGATTTGTAAAGCTCGGAATGGTACTTGGAGCCAGCAGGGTGAACGCCCTGGAACTGCCGGATCGCGGCCTCCGCCTCTCGCCGGATGCTGGAATCGAAGTAGGTCGTGCTGGTCGAGAACGCTTCACGCGCCATCGAGAGGTAGTCGTTGTCATCCATGATCTGCTTTCAGTCGGCCCGCGAAGTCCACGGGCATTGATGCCATGTTTTCAGCGTTGAATTTGCCACGCGCAACCCGGTAGCGCTCCAACAACTCCCCGCCAGCCCGCACCACGTCTTTTTTGAACGAGCTGCCGCTGTAAATTTCCTTGAGTTTGAGCCGGAATCCCCAGGAGCCCGACAGCATGAGGTTGCGAACGTCTGCCATGCCCGTTTCGCCACTGCACGACACAGCCCACAAATGGCCAGGATAGGCGGCGTGAAGCGCCTCGGCCATTTCTCGGGCAATCACAAAGTCATTGGCGCCCAAATCAGGGGTGGCGGTAATGATGTCGCTCATTCAAATGTCTCCGGTTCGGTTTCGGTCTGCACCAAGCGGCCTTTTTCAGCGTCACTGAGCCATAAATACTGCGTGGGCGTGTAAAGCGCCTTGATGCTCTCGGGCAACTGGTCGTAGCCCTCGGGGTTCTTTTCTTCAATCATTTGCGGCCTGCTGGTAGTGGTCTTTTTCGACGAACTGCTTGCCATTGCTGAATTGGTAGGCCGGGTCATAAGGAGGCACAGGGCCCTCCAGCGCAGCCACCTGGCCCACTTCATCGCTCCAAAAGCGCTCACTGATTCGCACCACGGTGCGGGGGTCTTGGTTGGGTGTGCTCATGATCTATCCTCAAAAATCTGTGGTTCTAGCACCCGCTCGTCAATGATGATTGGCGGCACTGGGTCCATGTCATAAATTCGACTGGTCGCGTCGATCAGGTCTTTTTTGGCGCTGAACGGGTAGGTCAGGAACTCTTCAAGAAAACCCTTGTTCAGGCTGTAGACGTTGCCTTCATGGTCGCGGCGGCGCACTGGCTCAAACACCCGGAACCCCTGGCCCTGCTCCTTCACGCGCTTCTGGTTCGAGGTTTCGGTGGGCGTGACGGCGGCAAGGTAGAACTTGTGGCTTGCAAAATCGGGTTGCAGTCGTTGCACGCGGTCATCCTTGGCCTGGCCACCGTCGCTCACCCAATTCAGCTCGATGATGTCGAAGCTGTCCTTGGTCTGCTGCATTTTTTCCTCAAAGTATTCGAGGTCCGCCTGCATTCCGTACCGCTCGTAACCCACTTTCACAAGCTGAACACCGGGTTTTGACATCCAAACCTTGCGCAGCCCCGACATGGCTTCCCAACGCTCTTTCAGCCCCATTTTGTGGCGGTAGCCGTCCAGAAAATACTTGTTGTTGCCAGCGTCAATGCCAATCACGGCCATGGCGGTATTGTCTGAACCTTTTTTCTTGCTGTGCGCCGGGTCCACCATGATGTAGACGTTGAGGGTCGAAGGCCGGATGTCGATGAAACTGAGCCATTCCTTTTTGAACATGGCTTCGTTGCCAGCGGCGGGGTTCATCAACTGCTGGCAGGCGATGGTGGCCGGGCCCTGCTTCAGTTTCTTGTCCGCCCACGCCTCAGTGGTCAAAAATACGGGCTTGCCATCAGCCAATCCGTTGTCGGTGGCCGGGTAAAGACGGATTTTCAGGGCGTTTTTCTCGATGATGTCTGCGTAGGTGTCGGCAAAGCTGTACCTCGTTCCCACATGCCAAGCACGCAGCGCGCCGTCTTCGCCCCTGGCGCCAAGGTTGTCGCTCAGTTCCCACGCCTCGGTGGTTTTCTTGACCTGATCTGGTGTCGATACCGACTCACGGGTTACCACGTCGTCGTAAACCCGCAACTGGAAATGCGCCCCGGTCGGCTGGCCGTCCACCAGGCCATGGGCTTCCAGGGTAGCCTCTTTGGGGTTTGACTTACGCCGCACCACAATGCCCTTCTCCTCGCTCCATTTGCTGGATTGGTTGCGCGGGTCTGACCAGAATATCTCCGGGTACAGCGCCTGCAGGTCACGGTTTGACTCAAGCTCCTGCTTTACTTGCAGCATGAACTTGCGCGCGACGGGCTTGGTGTGGCTGAATATCCCGATGGTGATTTCAGGGTCTTTGACAATCTCCTGAATGATCCCAGCGAAGGTGATGATGGTCGATTTGTAGTGCTCCCTGGCCCACAAGTCCAAGTACCCGTCCGGTGCGGCCTCCACCTCCCGGCAGCGGGCATAAAGCCACGGGTGTACCGCGTCAATGCGGTGGAGCACCATCGTCAACAGGTAAAAGCGGTCGTTCTTGGCCAGCCAGCGCCGCCCCTCGTTGCCGTAGTCCGCTTCAATTGCCGCCCACAAAGCCGCAATCCGTTGCAGCGGTGCGATGCGCAACGCGGGCAGGAATGCGTCCATCGGGCTCATGGTTGTGCCAGCCCAATCAGTTTTGCGGTGAACTTGGCATAGCTGTCTGTTTGCCGATCAATGGCCCGCTCAACTCCTTTGTTGGGGTCTTCGGGCGGCAAGTCATCCAGGTCAAAGGCCCGGCGCTCGGCTGTTTGCAGCTTGGTTAGGGCTTCGCTCAGGGCTTTGACGCATCCAACCCTGTTGGCAATGTCCAGCGCCTTGCGCACCACGTTGCGGGCATCCGCCTCGTCTTTGGGCGTGCCGCCGTCAGCCAGAATCTCAACCAACAAATCCTGCTCTTTGGCCAGCAGCGCTGTATTGGCCAACTCTTCCAACAGGCTTGCAGCTACCTGTCGGGTCCGGGCAATATCCTTGCGGTGGCCCAGAATGACGTTCTTCCCAATCTCTGCCGCGGCCAAAACGGTGTTTGTTGCATTCTGGTGCGCGGTGGTGCACGCTTGGTGCGTGGCCTCTTGAATCAGCTTGGTGTTGGTTGCCTGGCGGATTGCGTGGGCGAGGTCTTGAGTCCAGCCCTTTTTGTCGGCGCGACGGGATATGGTGGTGTGGACTACCCCGTGTAGGTCTGCCAGTTCCCGCAGGGTGAACTTGGCAGTGCGGTAATCGCGCTCTACCGCTTCCCAATCAGTTTTGGGCCGTTTTGAGGCTGTTTCGGATGGGTTTGCTGACATTCCCGAGAGAATGCCAGATTATTCAATGGGCGGCAAACTCTACGGGGTGTGGGCTTTGGCCTTGTATAGGCCGTAGACCCGCATTGCGGCGATTAAGGGGGTTGGCCCGTCCGCCTCCCAGAGTCTTGCCTCTGGCTTGCTTCCATCAATCAGGGTGGCGCACCAGTGACCGGATGCCACCGACCACCGAAGGCCAATTCTTTCGCGCTCGATTATCGGCCCAGCATTTTCCCAGTTGTCAAACTTCTCGATCATGCTACCGCCCAAACACCAGCACTGCGCCGCCCAAGGCGATCACGATGTTCCGGGCCTCACGCATGGTCAGGTCCAGGACGTGTTCCCCGATTTCCAGCTTCACCCGGCTGTTGGTCATCACTGTGCTACTGACTGCGCGGTCATCACAAACCACCACGGGCTCGAAAACGCCGACCAGGGGGCTGTGGATCCGCTCTTTCTGTTTCAGGCTCTTGACGTGGTAATCGACATTGACCATATCCATGCCGGTGGCGTTTTTGATGGCAAGTCGGCTGGCCTGCTTATTTGCAGCGTGCAAATCGCAGATGGCTTGATAGACCAGTTCGGCTGGCGCTATCTTTTCCTCAGTCGTCAGAGCATTTTCCATGCGCTTGAACCTTCTGAATTGGTTGATGGAATTTTATCATTTTTTGCACAAGAAACAAGCACTGGGGCAGTCATGCGCCCAACTTTGCAAAGT